ACTACTGCCGGACATATTAATCTATCTGTTACAAACTTTTCAGCATACGAACCCTCTCTGTGGAATGAACTTATAGGCTCATCATCATTGGTGAATATTTGCACACCTTGGCCATCGTAAACTACATAACCTACAATATTATTTTCACTATCCTCTAAGTTAATTCTTATCCCTTCGTCTGAAATATCTATTAAGCCTTGAATTATTTCAACTATTCCATCTGAATTTATATAAAAAGTAGTATTTCCGTTTGAATCTACTACTTTTAAATTTTTTCCATTTATATATTCTCCATTAAAATATAAGTTTCCATTTTTTGAATATAACCCTTGCTTCTTTCCATTATTTGTAAGTGCATTAAATACTGCTTCAGAGTCTGAGCTACTTAATTTATCATTTATATTTGTATTTATTTCATCATTTATTGAGTTATTTATATTTGCTCTTTCTAGATAATAATTCTCAAAACAAGTTTTTAAAGTGTCTTTAGAAACATTTGTTATAGTTTCAATATCATTTATTTTACAATCTACAGTTAAGTAATTATGTAAAGTATTATATTTGGTTTGTAAATCATTGTAATTTATATTATATTTTGAAGCAATCGCCCCGATTTCAATATATTCATCTCTTATATCTTCTAGTGTTATTTGTAATTGTCTTTTTTCTGCAGCTGTTAACATGCCATCTTCAAGCATTTTATCTAAAATGCAAGAATCAATAGTTTTACCTTCTAAAGTAAAATCTGTTGCTCGAATATTTACATTTCCTTTACTATCTATAGATAGAGTTACATTTCCATCTTCATCTTTCACTATCAAATTTTTAGCATCTATATACTGTCCTTTCAATGTACCTGCTAAAATCATATTTGCATTTATTTGCCCATTTGCTGTTAACGCTACATCATAAGGTCCTTGATATCCATTTGCGCTATGTGCTAATCCATTTTTATTAAATCTCCATACATGTATAGCTTCTTCTATAGTAGGACTATCACATACAACTAATTCTTCATTATTGTAAAATACATAACTGTCTTTTATCCCAGCATTTATGAAACTCTGTATCCATTTTTCGATTGAATTATCATTTTTTTCTATATCTTTTGATATATCAATCATTACATCATTTATAGATTTTCTACTTATATCCCCATTTGATAGTTTTATTTCTTCCACTTTTTGTGTTAAAATGTTAAATTTTCTTTCTATTGCTCTTACAACTACATTTATATTTAATTTACTCTCAAAAACTGTAACTTCATCCCCTATATAAACCCTTTCTGCTTTTATATAATCTTTATATTCTTCAGTTTGGCTTAAATCTACAAAATCTATAGTATAATCAGCATTTATAATATCTACTTTATTTTCTGTATATTCTAATTTTGCTAACCTTTCTAGTTCAGCCTGAGCTTCTTCTAGTGTACTAAATCCTTCTGTCTCATCCTCTGAAGATTTTACTTTTATATCACTATAAATAAATTCTTTAGTATAAACTCTAGCATAATTATTTATTATAGGGCTATCTATAAAACCATCAATCGTTATTCCATCATAACCTTTTGGTTTAATTCTAGTTGTAATACTATCTATATCTGTATTTGCTTCAAATCCTCTTAAATTTTTACATGATCTTATTTGCACTCCTCTGTCTTTGCCTACTTTATCAATTACCCTCAGAAGATATCCTCTTCTTTGTATTTCTCCGCCCCAGCGATTAAGAAACGATTGGTCGCAATCATGTATAGCTTTATACATATTCATATTTTCATAGTAAGCAGTACTAGATGCAGATATATTAGAATATACTTCTAATTCTTTAACTCCTACTGCTCCATCTAATATCCAATTTATTGCTGCTGTTCCATTTAATCCAGTAGGCCTCACATCATTAATCCACAAATGAATAGTTTCATATATTGTAACTTGTACAGCATATATAATTATTTTATTTCGAGTTTTTCTTTGCTTTATAATCCTGAAATATTCATCACCATAATCAATTTTTACTTTTAATATTGCTTCTTCTTGTATATATTCCCATAATCCATCATTATCGATTATAAACTCTGCATCTAATTCATATGTCCCATCTAAATTTTCTGTAACTTTACAACTTGTAGAAATATTATCAAGTATTGCATCACCATTACTTAAAATTACCGTTTCCTTAGGAGTATTTTTATTGAAAATACATATTTTTACTGTTTTATTCATAATACTCCCTCCTATCTATAAATAATTCTTGGACTAATTTCTAATTTAGTTATATTTCCTGTCCATGTTATAGTATTTTTCCCCTTATCTAGCAAAGGGAAATTTCCTATCATATCTATACTTTTATTATTATTATCTTTATCTAGGCATAAAAAAAGTTTGCTATCTAGTAAAACACTTTCATCAACATTATTAATCTGTACAGTAGTATCATTAATCGTTATTTGTAAATCTCCTGTTCCATATATAATTATTCTTGGACTACTTGCAAAATCACCATTATTTGAGATAATTGTTTGTTTTTGTGTTACTGTTATATTTTTTTCTAGCAAATCATAGTAAAATGGCTCACAAACAAATTTTACTTTAAAATCTCCGTATTCTTCAAAGGTAGTTTTTATATCCTCTTCTATAACAATTTTTTTTACAATATTATATCTATTTTGAATAGCATATAATAATTTATTATCTTTTATATTAAATAACCATGTTTTTATTTTTTCTATGATTAGATTTATGTCTTGATCTAAATTTATAGTAGTTAAAATAAAGCTCTTTTCTATATTGGGAAATGTACCTTTATTTATAGTAAGTGTTCCATTTCTCCCTTCTATATCTATTTCTTCATACTCTTCTTGAGCTAATATTTCTGGAGGGCCTTCAACAACTATTATTCCCAACTCTTCTGAGTGAATATTATTAAATATTAATTTCTTTTCCATTTTACCCCTCCTTTTTATTTAGTATTTTAATTTCATATTTCTAGTTGTATTATAATCATCTAATTCATCTTGATTTGGTGCTACTGCAGTTCTAGTAAATTCTCTACCATCTATATCTAATTTAAGTTCTAAGTTTGAAACTATATTTGATAACCTTCTGACTTCACTTGCTGTATTATCTTCACTAATAAATTTATCTAATTTTGAATCTAAATAATTATAAAAGTTATCTAGTGGTAAAATTGCTTCTGCTCCTGCTTCTCCTCCTGCTAAAAGAGTATTATTTCTAGCTCCAAATATAGTTGGTTGTGTCATAATACCACCTTGTTTGTACCAACTGCAATTTGTTATCCTATAGGCTTTTTATCCTATAGTTCTTATAGTTTCCTATAAGTTCAGCATATATCATCACCTTTAACTTAATATTAAGGTGTCAACCACTCGTGGGAATATTTTATTCTATACTTTTCCAATAAAAAAGCATAGGTTCAACTCCTATGCGTTACAGTGACTAAGACTTTTTAATTTCTTAGTTTACCTCGGTATTACCATATTTACAATAATGATTTGCTTAAAATTTTATCTATACTCGCATATTTTGAGTATGGAATTCTTAATAGTGGAATGCAATTTTTAAAACAATACTCATTTTTAGTTTCATCTGATTGTTTTACCATTGCATATTGTTCTATCATTTTTTCTGTATCGTCACTAAATAATCCTAATCCAAAATGCTGTTTGCCATCAAATTCAATTAACATTTTTACTTCATTATCTTTATTCAAGATAGCAAAATCAAATTTTAGTTTTCTGTCATGTCTGCAATCTTCAAAAGTATATTGTGGTTCATATTTTATATTGTTATTTATTAGCCATTTTTCAATCTTAACCTCACCTTTACTTGTTGACTTTTCTTTTTCTCTACATATTTTACAACTGTGCACATCATAATCTTTAAACATACAAAATAAAGTTTCGAATACATTTCCACATTTGCATTGAATAGTTATTTTTGTATATCTATTTTTATAAGTACTTAAAAGTTTGCATCCGAATTGTTCTATGTATTTTTTAACATACTCGTTATCTAATCTCCTTTTGCTTGAAGTTATTTCCCTACCACAATCAGGGCACTGTCTTTGGTAACTATTTTTAAAATGATTCCATTTGGTTTTAAATACATTTCCGCATTTACATTGAATCAATAATTTTTCTTGTGCATTATTGTACTCTTTTGATAATAATTTGCATCCACTATTACTATCAACTTCTATAAATTGCTTAACTTCTTCGTATGATAACTTTTTCTTATTGGCTAATATCTTTTTACTACATTCATTACATTGTCTTTTATTTCTACTTTTGAATTTGTCAAATGTAGTTTCAAATTCATTTCCACAACTACATTTTAATTTTAATTTTGTATCTACATTTTTATATTCCTCAGATAATAATTTACATTTTGAATTTTCTTCGATAAAATTTTTAACTTCTTCATATTTCCATCTTTTCATCAATACCACCTCTTTAATACCATTATATCGCAAAGGTGGAATAATGTAAACTTAGGCTTCACCGATTTTGGTTGATTCTAATAACTTATTTCTAAGCTACCGCGCCATAATTAACGCTAAAATGGGGTACACTTGGAGGATTTACACTAAGTTTTCCACTAATTGAAAAATGAGGTAGCTTTATTTTAGGGAAACTTAAGTGACAATTTGAGAAAAATCCTTTTATTTTACTAATGCCATTTGATACTACATTTTTAGCACTATTCATTACATTAGATATTGTATTTTTCACTGCATTAAATTTATTAGAAACTATACTTGTAATACCTCCACAAACGTTACTTACAGTAGACTTTATTCCATTCCAAATATTACTCATTATACTTTTAGCGCTATTCATTATATTAGATATAGTACTTTTAATTGAATTAAATTTATTTGATACAGTGCTTGATATACCGCTACATACATTACTTACAACACTTTTTATTCCATTCCAAACATTAGATACAACTGATCTAGCTGCATTTAATATCGTTGTAATAGTAGATTTAATACCATTAAATGCATTTGATACTACTGACTTAATTGCATTTAAAACTGTAGTAAATACTGCTTTTATTCCGTTCCAACCTGTTGTTACTACTGTCTTTATTGCAGTTATAATAGTAACTATTATTGTCTTATACATATCAAAATACATTTGTATAGCTGTTTGTATAGCACTTAATACTGTACTAAATACATTCTTAATTCCTTCCCACACATTAGATATAGTGTCTTTTACTGCATTCCAAACCTCTGTTGCTTTTGCTTTTACTGTGTCCCAATTTTGATACAGTAGTACACCAATAGCAACTAATGCTGTTATAACTCCTATTGCTATTAAAACTGGTGCACTTATTGCTCCAATAGCACCTGTTGCTGCAATTACTCCCGTCTTAACTGCTGCAAATACCCCGGTGAGAACACTCCACCCCGATGTAAATATTCCAGCTACAGATGAAACCATTCCTATAACCGTTGTTATTCCTACAAAAGCCGTTCCTAATGCTACTACAGCAGTTATTACCAGTTGCACAGGTTTAGGCATATTAGCAAAACTTTGTAATAATGTTGTTATTCCACTTGTTACTGCACTTATCGCAGGTTGTAAGTTTGTAAGTAATATTCTTTTCGTTCCTTCAAGTGCACTTCCTAAGTCATTATATTTGACTTTGTTCATTTCACCTAATTTGTCTCTAGAATTATCTATCTCTCCATTAAGATCTCCTAACGCAAATATAGCTTCTGCAGCATTATCTTCGTACATTGTTCCGAATATACCAACACCTACATTATATTGTTCTTGCTTATCCTTCATTTTGCTTAAACGCTCTATCATTTCCTGTGTGACTTGTTTAGCACTATCTCCACCTTTTGCATATTTTTCACGAAACTCATCAGCATTAAACCCTAACTTTTTTAAATAATCATCGGCTGAACCGTCCATAATTCTTATATTCATTTCTTTAAATGCATCACCTAAACTGTCTACACTAAATGCCCCTGTCTCTGCCCCATTTGCAAGAGCATTAAACATGTCCTCAGCTGAATATCCTGCATTAGCAAAAGAAGGAGAATATTCCGTAATTACATCAATTAAATCATCATTTTTATTAAGTCCGCTTTCTGCTCCCTGTGCTATAAGATTATATGCTTCATCTGCTGTAAGTCCAAACTTCTGCATTAATGCATCTGCTGCTTTTGTACTATCAGCTATGTCAATTTCATAAACATCACTTAAAAGATATGCATCTTCTGTACATTGTTTTAGCGCCTCTCCTGCTAAACCTGTGTTTTGATGTACCAATGCCATATTCTCGCCTATATCTGATAGTGATTCTCCAAAATTATCTGCATAAATTTCATTTATTATTCCTTCAAATTCGCCCATTTCATCGTTTGTAAGCCCTAATTGTGCTTGCAATTGATTAAGCGAACTTTGTCCTTCTAATCCAAATTCTTTTACACTGTCTGCTATTCCACTAAATGCATCTGTTAACTCGTCTACACCTTCTATAGCTAATGCATCTTCTAGTGCATTTCCAGCTTCTTGTGCTCCATCTGCAGCATCATTTAAACTGTTATCTAATTCATCAGCAGCACTACTAACTTCATGCAATCTATTTTGGTTTTCCCTTAAATCATTAGATAACTGTCCTATTCTACTTGCTAATTGCTGAGCTTCATTTGAACTTTGTCCTTGCTCTAATACTACATTTTTATATTCTTCTTTTAGTCTATTTAACTCTTGTTGTTGCTGATCTATTTCTGTAGTTAATCTAGATAATGAATTTGTATCATTTCCTAACTGTCCTATTTCTTGTCCAGCTTCTTGACTTGCACTTCTTAAATCATTAAGTCTTTGTGATGTTTGATTTATTTCATTTTGTATAGCTTGTTGTTGAGTTTGTGCTCTAAGTAACTCATTATTAAGATTTCTGTATTCATTGGAGTTTTCTCCAAGTATATTTTTCGCCTGTTCTAATGATTGATTTAATAATTCTACCTTTTGGCTTGATGCTGCATATTGTTGTTGTAATATATTTTGTCTTTGTTCTAATAGATTTATATCGTCTGAATTTCCTTTTAACTGAGTAGCATTTAATCTCAATTCATTCGAAAAAGTAGTCATATCTTTGCTTATATCTCTTATACCAGACCTAAAATCCGAAGTTACAGCTTTAAATTCTATTTGTGCCTGTGTTTTATTTGCCATTTATCTTCCCCTCCTTTCTAATTCTCTTTGTTTTACATAACTAATGTAGTTGTCATATGCTACTTTATTAGCAACTATACCTTCTAAAGAAGATATATCTATATTCCAAAATAAATCCTCGCTTATGCCCAAAATAAGGACATAGTAGGTATAATAATCCTCTATGTCCTCTAGTTTAAATTTAGGTATTTTTATTTTTTTTGCTCCTGTTATCTTCTTTGTTGCTTGGGTAAAGGCGCTCCTGAAATTTTTTTTTGCTTTGGATTAGCTAATTCATTAGCTAAGTTATTTATAAGTACAAAACTTTGTGGTATATTTTCCATAAATTCTTCTTTAGTCATTAAAGTATTATCATCTTGTTCTATATTAGCGCATAAATATGCTGTATATAAAATCGTGATTGAACTAAAGGTCGCATCTTTATCTTCTTTTACATATATATTATTGTATTCTTCATATTCTTTTTTTCTTTTATTCTTTAGCTGCAATAATCTAGCAAAATTTAGAGTTAATTTTATAACTTCTCCATTTTCTAATGTTAATTCTTTAAATGTACATTTCATTTTTTATACCTCTATGCTTTTTTTATTAATTCAAAATTAAATGAAGTTAACCATTTAGTCGCAATTTCAGAACCAGAAGCCAATTCACTTGCCATACATTCATATTTTCCAAAGCCTTGATCATCTGGAGATACTGCAATCGTCATTTCAATTTCTGCTACTTCATCAGAACCATTTTCTATTTTTTTACTTGTTCCTGAATTTATAACACAATTTGGATATGCTAAATACTTTTCTATTCCATCTTCATCTAACACTTTAGCAACCCATGTAAATTCTGGATGGATACTATCTTTACCATATCCATATACACCTTCTGCAAGTTTATCTGTGAATATCATTCCATATACTTTCACATACAAACTCCATAGCATATGCATACTTACAGTTAATGTTCCTGTTCCAGTTCCTCTAGTTCTAGATTTTATTACTACACCTTCACATTTTTTTGTTACTGTTCTTACATCCATCTCTTCAGTTAAAGATCCTACGCAACCAACTTTTGTTGTTGCTATTTCATTTTCGCCATTAAATTTAATAGCACTTTCTTTTATTTCATAATCTGAGTACACTTTAGCATAACTAGCCATTATATATTCAAACCTCCTAACTTATCTAGAATGTCATTTACGACATTATCTTTTACTTTTTTAACTCCTTCTTCCATGAATGGCTTTTCACTTTTCCCTTGGCTTGTCCCACTGGCTGTCATCGGGAATACTAAGTAATTATATTTTTGTTTTGTTGTAATTCTTATTCCTAAGTTGAAATTTTTATTTGTTAATGAATCTGCATCTCTTGCATGCTTTTTATTCCTATCAGATACAGGTATACAATTATGTATAGAGTTTATTAACTTGTCTTTTCCTTCTCCATGTATGTATTTATTTATTACGTCCTCAGCTTTATCTTCATAATTTCCTATAGCTTGTTGTATTTTCTTTACGTCTTCATACTCTAATGAAAAATTTATCCCTGCCATTATAATTCACAACCTTTTTTAGCTTTTGTAAATTCTATTGTGCAAATTTCAACTACTCTATCAGTATTATTTTTTGTTGTATAATTAAATACAATTTCTGTATCAGCTAATTTTAATTTTGTATCTTTTGTTACTTGTTTTATTATTTTAAATTCAAAATCTTCTTCTATATAATTTTCACAAATAAAATGTACCTGATAATATTTGTTATAATCCATTCTATTTGTTCCTGATCTAGATGTTCTACTTTTATTAAAGACAAAATAATTCCAATCATCATTTGGTTTTGCCAGTGAACGTCCATAATAAGCTTTATATCCTAATTTTTCTAATGCTTGTTTTATGTCATTAAGCAATTTCTCTCACCTCTTCCAAATAGAAGTAAATTTCTTGCTTTTCTCTATCTATATCAAAGTACACAATATCGTAAAGAATATTTTTTATAACAACCTTATCATAGTTAGATATATTTTTATAAAACCTTGTTTTTATTTTCAAACTTAAGGATCTATTTCTAGCTTCTGCAAAATCTAAATCTTGTTGCCTTTTACTGCACTCTTTATATGCTAATTTAACTATAAATTCCAAATCGTCAATAGATTTTATATTCTCCCTAGCTCCGAAATCACTTTCTTTGTTTTTTTCTTTATAAATCCTTATATAACCATCATTATAATTAATTGCTTTCATTTTTCATTTTTTCCACCTCATACTTTTGTCTTAGCTGCATAATGTTGTTAAAATAATTATCGTCAAATTCATTTTCACAGTTATTCCATGCATACATGCAATAATTAAGTAATAAATTTCTTTCCATACCCTCAGAATAATCTACATCTGCTCCTAATTTATAATCTAAAGTGGATACAGCATCTTTTAAAATTGTTTGTAGACGATTTTCTGTTTCTTCCTCTGTCCATGTAATATTTAATTTTTCTTTTAATATTTGAAGTAAATCCATATTTTCCTCCAATAAAATAAGGACTAGAAATTCTAGCCCTTATTTTTTATCTTAAGATTCTGCTTTTGTAGTAACAGTACCTTTTACTGTACTTTCTACTGTACCTTTTACTTTAGTATATACATAAGCTTCTTCTAAGTTAGTTATATCTAAGAATAATGCTACTGTATCATCGTTTGCTTTTCCAGCACCATAAGTTTTTATTTTATAATATCTTAAATCTTCTAAGAATTTATAATCATCTGAGTAAGTTATTATACCTTCTTTAGCTCCACCTATTGCCATGAAATATTCAGCTGGTAAACATAATATAGCTGTATTATCAGCTAATTCGTTTGAGATAACCACATCTGTTGGGAATGGGAATACATTTTGTGCAAATGTTCCATTAACAGTTAATACTGTAGATGCTGGCATAACTTTTGTAAGATAATCAGTTTGATTGCATATAAATAAAACTGAACTGAATTTTCTAGTTCTTCCTCCATGTACTTTACTATTATCATCTGTCCATTTTTCTGTTTTAGATAATTTTGCAAGCACCTTTCCGTATTCTTTAGGCATAAATGATGTTAAAGCTACTTTAGTTTTGTCTGGATAAACTCCACCTGTTACAGTTACACCATGAGATACATTTTTACATAGTCCAACCGGTTGGTTTTTACCAGTACCTGCAACTATAGCTTTTTCTAATCCACATAATAAAGCATCTTTTAATACAGTTCTTATGTAAGAATCTAAGAAAGTTGGACCTAAATCTAACATATCTAATGGAATTGCAGCAAATGCACTTAATTTATTTTGAGTTATATCAACAATTTTAAATGCAGATGTTATTTCTTTAGTTATTGTAGAGTTTAATTCACCCCACACTGCTGTATCTATTGTATGATCATTTAATATCCATTTAGTCAGATATTTACAATAAGTAAAATTAATTTTATCTAATAAAGGATGTTCTTCAACTAACTCTCTAAATACATCTTCTATTATTGTTTCAGGCATAATTCCATCTGGTGTTCCTGGTAAAGCTGCAAATGCTTGTTGTGGGTTTGCAGATTTACTTGCTTCAATAAATTTCTTATAGTAATTTTCTTCTGCTGTCGTTAATTGTCTGTATCCTCTTTGAGCTAATATAGATTTATCTTGTGTTATTTGATATTCCAAAAAGTCAGCTTTTATATCATCAACTACAGACTCTTGAAATTCTACCCATGCTTGTTTTATTTCTTCTTCATTCCCTCCAGCTAATGCAGCTTGCATTTTAGATGCAACTTCTTGTTGTTTTAATTTCTTATTTCCTAATATTGACATTTCATTTCCTCCTAATTATTCAAATTTTTTATTACATTAAAAAAAGAATCTATTTTAGATTCCTTTGGTTCCTTATCGTCATCATCATCGTTGTTATTATCATTATTATCATCATTATTGTCATTATCATTATCGTCATTGTTATCATCACTATTGTCGTCATTATCGCCATCTTTATTATCGTCATCATCTTTTTTAGCATTTAATATAAGCTTCATTAATGATTTTTTAACAGATTGACTAACTTCTTCAGCTTCTTTTTCATTTACAATAGCTGTTGAAAATCCCATTTCTAATGCTTCCTGTGGTGTTATCCAAGTTTCATTATCAAGCATCTGTTTTAACTCTTCTTCTGTTATATTTACTTCTTGCATATAAGCATTAATACTGGCCTGAGTTATTTTATCTAAATCATCTGCTTGTTTTCTTAGTTCATTTGCATTTCCACTTGTCCAACTCCATGCATTATGTATCATTAATAATGATGCTGTAGACATTACTCTTTCATCTCCTGCCATAAATACAACTGAAGCAGCACTACATGCAAATCCATCACATACAGTTTTTACTGTTGCTTTATGTCTTTTTAGTTGGTTGTATATTGCTAATCCTTCTTTAACTTCACCACCATAACTATTTATATAGACATTTATTTTATCACAGTCTAATCCTTCAATTTGTTTAGATAATGTATAACTTGATATCTCTCCTTCAAACCAATCCCACGATGTTATATCTCCATAAATTTGAATATCGACTTCATTATTATTTTGAGTCAGTTGAAAATATTTTTTACTTTTCATTTTATTCACCTCCTTTATTTGTCACCTATTAGTCTATTTTCTGCTGTATCATAGTTCTTCGTTATAAAATGTTGTTGACTAAACTTAGTATTAAGTTTATCAAATCCTATTATTTCTCTTACTTCATCAATACAGCAGGTTCCAGATGCTATAAGTTTATCTGCTTTTTCTGCTACATCTAAAATATCAATGTGATTAATTGTAGATGTATCTACCTTAACATAATTTCCTTTTGACCACTCTAAATATCCAGGATATGTTTTTCTTGTAATTTCTTCTGATAGCATTTCTGCTATTGGATCTATGCAAAATGTAAGAAATACTTTTACTATTTCATTCATATTTGTAATATTACCTAGCATTAAACTCACTGGTATTTGAAAAGCCTGTGCTACTATTTCAAACATTTCTTTTCTAAGATTTCTAAAATCAGAACTATCTTTATTTGTTGTTGGTGAAACGTCTTGCAAATCATATCCTTTAAATTGTAAATATACAGAATCTTCATTTTGCATAAAACTTTTAAGTTGTTTTTTTATAACCTCTTCATAATTTTCTTGAAAAGATTTATCTCCAGCTTTAATATTTTCAAATATCATTTTATATTTTGTTCCATTTGACTTCTTATAATTTTTGGCAGCATAACTCATTAATTCTCCATACTGTTCATATAATCCGTCAATTAAATTTTTTATATTTGTATTATTAAGCTGCAATCGTAGTACTTCATCACTTTTAAAAATTTTATTTAACTGTAAATTTCCAATTAAAATTCCTTTATATAAATTGCCTTTGATTGGATATTCATCTACTACATAACTATCTGCACAATATAAATTATTAGGAGTAGCTTCTACTAATAAACTTTCTTTATTATATACCATTTTTTCAATAGCTTTATGTAATAGCTGACTGCTATTTTCATTTACATTAGGGGATATATTGTATGTATAGTATATGTCATTTCTAACTTCTTTGTTATTTTCATATATTTTTATTTCACATTTGCTTAATGCATTAGCAATATATGTTATAGCTGTCTGTATTGCTAATTCTTTATAATATATTTCCTGTACTTTTTCTTCTATTACACTTTCTATCATTTCCCCATTTTCATCTTTAGCATTTCCTAGAAAGTCTTTAAACCATGTTTTTATGCTCACAATTTTCTCACCTCCTTTTAGAATACTAATGGTGACATAAAGAATAATTCTGAATTATCCTCATCCTCTAATGTATCTTGTGCTGCAATCATAGCATGAACAAAAGCCATAAATCCATCTGTTTTTCTACTTTTGGGCTCTATCTTATCATATACATAGTTACCTAAAGTCTTATCAGTTAACTTTGTATTATTTGTAAACCACCTCATAAGTGGGTTATCTCCCCACACTATTTGGTGATTATTAAATAAACTATCTATTACTGGTACAATTTTCATAATATCACTTGGCCTAATTATTTTAACCTGTTCTTTATCACTTGAATCTATACCAATATTCTTTATAGATTTACTTAGTAATGCAAGTCTAAAATTATCTACTCCTAATTTTAAAAAATTATACTTAATTAATTGCTCTTGTATCCATTCTGTAGCCATATCCGGGTTAATTTCAATATCATCTATGATTGTTAATAGCCCTTGACTTGCCCATTGTTCTAAAGGTGCTTTTATCCTATCTTTGTCTCTAGAATTAGTGCAAAACCAGCTATGAGTTATCCAATAGTATACTCCACCTTTTAAAAAAAGTAATCCTGCACTCATCATGTCATTAACTTTTGTGTAATCTATTCCTATAGTGCAGCTTGCACCTTCTAAGTCTAAGTTAGGTATTTCTTTATTTGTTGCTAATATATTTTCCCATGTAGTAACTTCTATGTCTTTACTTCCTTTTGGGATATTCATTCTTTTAGTCATAAATGCACTGTTTACATAAGGATTTATCTTATAATCTTCATATTCTTTCTTCATTTGTTCCATAAGAGAAGGTCTATAAGGTAAACTAGGATTAGCCTTTGCCCAATTATTAGAATCATGGACCTCTTCTTCATCATCTAATCTACAAATAAAAGGTAAAAATCCATTATCTTCAACCTCTCCATTTAAGATTAACATTGCTTTTTCTAATAGATTATCTAATGGTCCATCTCTTACATCTCCGTTAGTTGTTATATATGTTCGTCTTGGATGGTCTTTTTTCCCTAGTCCTGTAGTAAATACATTTATATTTTCCCAATTTTGATAAGCATGTATCTCATCAAAGTCAACTTTACCGCTTCTTAATCCATCTTTTCCTTTTGGATTATTAGTCCTAAATTTAATTTTACTTTTAGTCTTAAGATTTATAATTTCTTCTTTATTCCAGTAAAAATTTTTCTTCATTTTTTTTGTTAGCTTAGGATCTTCTAATATATTATAAATATCCATAAAAGTAGTTTTTGCTTGGTCCTCACTATTTGCTGATATATCTATGTCATAATTCTTTATCCCATTTGTTTGAGTAACTAGACAAAAATCCTCATATGCTAAATAAGCATTTTTACCTGAGCCACGGCCAACTAAAATAAATAAATCTGCAAATCTTGGCAACCCATTTTCTTTAAATACACAATTATGTAATACAAAGCAAAATCGTTCCCATGGAAATAAATCAAAAGGGAAATATTTCTGATATGAAAAATATTTTTCTACTTTTTCATCATCTATAATAAGATTTTCTGTCTCAAATATATTTTTTATGAATTTCGATAACAACTTTTGTTCTTTACAAACAGGAATTATATCATTATCTACAATATCTAAATATTCTTGTATATGTTTGTTATAATTCATCGTCATCATCTTCTTCTAACTTAGGTACTATCAACTTGCATCTACTGCTTATAGTTAATCCTAAGTCTCTGGCACTACTTTGACATTGTTTAAATACTTTGTCTTGCATATTTTGCATTTTATTTATATCATCAATATCAATTTCCTCTTCTTCTTTTTTATGTTTTTTTATCATAGTTGTTAATGTCTTTGTATATTCAATATATAATCTCCTTGCTATTATATATCGTGCTAAACAATCTTCATCTAATTCTGTCATTATTCCTACCGATAAAAGTTTTTCTGATATTTGTTCAAATGTCTTTTTTTCTACAGCTGTTAAATAAGTTGGTGGTTTTATGTTTTTCAAATTTACATCTAATTCTTCATTTGTTCTTTTTTCAATTTCGTCTTTTGTAAGATGTTTTTTACCTTTAGCTTGAATCAACTTTATTGGTTCTCTTGGCCTCACCATATTCTCACCTCCTTATTTTAATTCAAATTTTCATTTAGGGAGTTTTTTTTCGTTTGTCTAC